GATCCGGTCCTTGGTCCGCGGGTCGTCGAGCAGCTGCCGAACCATCAGCTTGCGGCCGTTCCAGCTGATCCGCTGGTCGATCGCGATTCCCTCGCGCCAGCGGATCGTCACTCGGAACTTGGGCATGGCGCTCAGCGCCTGGCCCTCGCTCTGCTGTCCGACGCTCTCGAGCGCGATGCTCGCGAGGCAGCGGCAGATTTCTTCCCAGCCCGGCTCCTGCAGCCCCATGGCGTTGCGCACCGAAATCGGCTGCTCGACCAGGATCCGCTCGCGGAGAGTCCCGGCGAACTCGCTCATGCCAACCTCAAGCGCCGGTACGGACGCCACAGAGCCGTGACCGCGGCCGGCGGCTCCCCGCCCTCGCCGTCGCGATCGGTGAACAAATGCGCGACCAGCCGAAGCACCCCCTGGCGGATCGGCTCGGGCACGCCATTCTCGTCATCCGCCATCCCGGCCGTTCCGCCGACGCGTGCGCGGCTCACCCCATCTGCCTGGATGACGCGCACCCACCCATCACCCGATGAATCGATGTCGATCGTGTAGGCTCCGGTGCTGAGCGGCGCCGCGTTGCCGATCTGGTCGACTCCGTCGACCTCCGCGATCGAACGCACAGGCGTCAGCGGAAGGCGCTCCCAATTGCCGCTCGCCGGCAGGTCGAATTGGAAATCGCGCGCCATGACGACCTGGTTGATGAAGGCTTCGCACAAGGCGCTTGCGCTTCGGATCAGCCCGGCGAGCAGCGCCTCCTCCTCGCCCGTTTCGATCCGCAAATAGGCTTGTGCCTCGCTCAACGTGACGATCGGCGGCGGCAATGGAGTACTTGCCATCAGCGGTCCTCCACGCGGACGACGATGGATCGCTCATCGATCCTGCCCGCTCCTGTGGTGATGCGGTTGGCCAGCCGGTACAAATGCCCGGCAAGCCCGCCCGCCGCCTTCACCGTCGAGGTCGTCGCGTCGAAGTCGCTGCCGGCGACGGTCAGGCCCCCGGCTTCGCCGGGTTCGACCGACCAGTCGCTTGCGGCGATCAGCTCGCCGGCGCCGAGATATTCGGCGCCCCAGTCGATCAGATAGTCGAGGACCGCTTCAGGGTCCTTCAGCAGATAGCTCATATTCGGGTCCTTGATGGTGCTGGTCCCGCGAAACCGCGGATCAGCGCGCTTCGGGCTGCTGCACAGCGTCCGAATTGGGAGTGATTGACCGGTTCGGCGGCGGCTTGCCTTTCGAAGCCGCGGGCGGATCGCTCGACAGCGGCAACTCGCCCAAGGCGCTTCTTGCGATGCTCATGACGTCAGCCCTTCGGGTAGAGAATGACCTGGTAGGATTCGAGGTTCAGCGTCTCGGCGGCGCTCGCGAGCGTCCCGGTGATGACGATGTCCACACTTCCAGTCGTATTGACCGCGGCAGTGCCAGCGGGCGTTGTCCCTGTCGCAAGCGTCCCGGCCGAGTTTATGTGCATCGCGGAATAGCGCTGCGCCGACACTCCGCGGTTGGCGATATAGGCTGACACGGTGTCGCTGGTGGTGGTACCCGCGCCGCCACTGAAAACCGTCGTCCCGCCGAACTTGACCTTGAAGGTCTTGGAGTTGGTGCTGCTCGGATAGGAAAACTCCGCCTTCACCTCGACTCGGCCATTTGCCCCGATCGCGCCCGCGGGGATCGTGATCGTCGCAAGCGTGAATTCGGACGTGTCGCCGCTGTGCGATTTCGGTACGCTGCTTTGCGCCAAGACGATGCTGCTCTGCAGGTTCTTCGCGGCCGCGATCGGGTCCCCGATGTCACCGAGATTGCTTGCGCGTTGCAGGAAATCGCTCTCGTTGTGAGCCGCCGCCGATCCGATGTTGCTCGCGGACACCACGCCGTCCTGGAGCGTGACTCCGTTGAGCTTGGCGAATCCCAGGTTGATGTTCACATATTGGGCATTGCCATCCGTCAGATCCGGCAGATTGGTCAGGTTCGAGTAGCTGAGCAGCCAGATGCCGGCGAAATTGACCGATCCGGTGATCGCGTGCGTGCCGGAACCACCCGAGAAGAGCGGCATCCCGTCGACCTGGAGCAGGCCGCCGCTGGTGTTGCTGAAGACAGACGCATGTCCCGAAGTGGCCGTGAAGGACCCTCCGCGAATGGCCGTGTAACCGCCTCCGATCGGATTGCCGGCGAGCGTCAGGCTCTCGAGCCGGATACAGTGGCTCGCCGCGCTTTCGAACTCGCCCCCGCGGATGTCGAGCGGGTACGCGCCCGCGGCTCGGATGTGGTTGATGCACCCGTTGTAATTGTTGTCCTCGACGACGTGGTTCATCCCGCCATCGTCGACGATCCCATAAACCGTGGGATATTGGTTGATCTGGCACCGCTTGACCGAGATCCGGTTGGAATAACCGGAGGCCGCGCCCGCCGTGAGATCGGGCCCGTTGACGATCCAGACTGCCGCGCCGCCATCGTTCTGGCCCCCGATCTCGCACAGGTCGACGTCGACGAGCTCCGACTGTTCGAGCACCACGCCGAACTTGAAACCGCCGAAGCCGCAGTTGCGGCAGGAAATCGATGTCCCGCCGCGATCGTAGTAGGCGGCTCCGACATTGTCCGGGTTCGTGTTGCGGATCCCAATGTCCTCGATCACCACATGGATCGGCGTGCTCGCGTTGATCGGCGCGACGGTGATGAAGCCGGAACCGTTGCGAAGATCCTCGCCGGGATCGGCTCCGCCTCCGCCGGCGTGGGCCGAGCTGATGATCGTCGTCATTGGACCGGCACCGCGCAGGACCGTGTTCGGCGAGATGCTCAAAGGTGCTGAAACGACATACTCGCCTTCGGGAAAGTAAAGCGCTCCGCCCCCACTCGTGCCGACCTGGTCGAGCGCCGCCTGGATTGCGGCGGTGTCGTCGGTGACGCCGTCGCCCATCGCGCCGAACGATTTGACGCTGGTCGGACCGCCGGTCGAGCGGGCGGCATCGACGGCAGAAAACCATTCCGCCGCGGCGACCAGCGCGATCGTCTTGGTACCGCTGGTAAAGGCCGTCTTGGTTCCGCTGACGGGATCGCGCGCGATCACGCCGCCGTCGAGAAGCGTCCCGCGGCCGACTTCGGTCTCTCCCGGATTGTCGACCCCGAGCGCCGAATAGTAAAAAGTCTCGCCGGTCGCGCACGCGTCGACGAAGCTCGCGAAGCCGTTGACGGCAGGGCCAAGAACGAAGTCGTTCACTCCGGTCGTGGTCGTGAAATTGCGAACGAGATCAGCGAACTTCGGCTGAAAGGCTTCCGCCATGTGGACTCCTGGTCTGATGGAAAAACCCTCCCCCGCGCGGGCGAGGGAGGGACTGACTGCGGCGGGCCAAATTCGCCCGGCCGCGCTTATGCGAACTGAAGCAGCTTGATCGCTTCCGAGTTCACGACCTGGCCGCCGACGCGCTTGGTCGCGTAGAAATGCACGTACGGCTTGTGCGTGTACGGATCGCGCAGGATCGTCGTCGCATTGCGCTCGGCGATCACATAGCCCGCCTTGAAATTGCCGAAGGCGATCGACAGCGATCCCGCCGCGATGTCCGGCATGTCCTCTGCTTCGATCAGCGGATAGCCGAGCAAAGTCGCCGGCTGCCCAGCGGCCAGGCTCGGCTGGAAGATGAACGCGCCCGTGCTGGTCCGGAACTTGCGGATCTCTGCCGCGGTCGCCGAGTTCATCACGAACACTGCGCCTTGCCGGTACGGCGAGCGCAGCGACTGGACGAGATCGATCAGCGCATCTTCCGGATCGCTCGTCGGGAAGTCGCCCGCGACCCCCGTTCCGATTGTCTGAAGCGTCCCCATTGGGCGCGCCGAATCCAATGCCGCCGAGGTCGGCGAGGTCAGGAACCCGAGCGGCTGGTTGATGCCGCTCCCGCTTACGAACGCCGCGCCTTCTGCCCTCGCGAATTCGGTCGCAATCTCCTGCGCGAGCCACTTCTCGACGTCGAACATCGCATCGTCGAGCATCTGCTGCGACGCCGCCGGATTGGCGTAAAGCTCGCCCGACGCCGGCACGATCTCGCTGAATGTCGGCGTGTTGGTTTCCGGCCGGTCCGCCTCGTAGGCGACCCATCCCGACGGAGTCCCGCCGCTCGTGATCAGCTTGCGATAGCCGGCGCTCCCGACCTTCACGACATTGGCGATCGACCGGATCGGCGAGATCGCGTTCAGGGTCGCGTCGATCTGCTCGTCGATCTCCTGTGGCACGGCATAGCCGCCGATCGCGTCCGACGAGCTCCCGATCGCCTTGGTCTCGAGCCCGCTCTCGATTCCGCGCCGCACATATTGATCGACAAACGCCGAAGCCTCCGCCGACTTGACCCCGTCCAGCGCAGGCCGCTGCGCCGCGATCACGCCGCTCGCGATCTTCGCCTTCAGCGTCTCCAGCTCCGCCTTCAGCGCAGCAACCCCGTCATCCTCGTCGAACTGCTCGAAGCTCTCCTCGAGCGCATCCGCCTTCACTTCCACCATTCACTTTTCTCCCGTGCAAAACCCATGAAAAAAGGGCCGCGGAAACCCGCGACCCTCACCTTCTCTTCGCCATCCCGGACTTGATCCGGGATCCACCTTATTCGTCCATCGAGTTGATCACCTGCCAGTTCGGAATGCAGCTCTTTTCCGCCTCGCATTTCTTCCACTCGGCAATCACCTGCTCCTTCGTGGGCTCAGGCGGCGGCGGCTCAATCTGCTTCATTGAAATCATCCGATCGACGATAATGTCGTTTGGCGACATCCCCATGTGACCGAAGTGACCCTCGCCTATCGATCGCCTGCCGATGAACTCGACCTCGTAAACGCCACCCGGTTTCAACTCGT